TGGTAGAGTAAGTGCTGAGTATCAAGCAAATGGCGTTGGTAACAGAATGAAAATAATCAGTGTCAACAACGGTGGTGCCAACAATGATGGTAACGCAAGTGGTGCTATTGGTAATCAACAAAGTGACAGTCCAAATGGTAATGGTCAAATTGATGTTAACGCACAGAGATTCAAATCAAACGTGCCAGTACTATTTCCAACTTACACAACAACAGAACGTGATACATTGCATAACTTACAAAATGGTATGGTAATTTACAACAGTACACTTGGTAAATTACAACTAAGAGCAGGCAGTGGTTGGGAAACAGTAACTTCATCGTAGAAGGCAATTGAAATAATGAAAAAAATTGAGTTTACATCAGAGCAAAAAGAAATGATACGTAAACTTGCAGAGATACAATGTACTCAGCAAGAAATAGCCCATGTGTTGGGAGTATCAATTGATGTAATTAAGAAAGATGAAAACCTTGATCTAATTGCTACAGGTAAGAGTGAAGGCAAAATAAAATTGCGTAGAGCACAATACCGTAAAGCAGTAGATGAAGGAAATCCAACGCTATTAATTTGGCTTGGAAAACAGATGTTGGGACAATCAGATCAAGTGTTAAATACTGATGATAACAACGTATTACCATGGGACACAAATTAATGGACAAAAACAAGAAAGAATGGATGGAAGTAACTGAGAAGAATACCACAGACATTCAAAATATTAAACAGGACATTAAGACAATCAAGGACAATCATTTGCATCATATTGAAAAAGATATGAACAGAATGGACAAGACAATTTGTAAAATAGACAACAGACTATGGTGGGTATTAGGACTTATGGTAGTATCAATTGTTGTTGGTTATATAGGAGATAAAATATAATGGCTATGAAAAAGAAAAAGAAACGTGGTGGTAAAAGAGGCGGCAAGAGAAAGTAACATTGATTGGACCGCATACTTTGAGAGTATAGTTGGTGTGTGTCCTTGGAGTCGGATGTACTGGAAGAAGGCCAAGATAGACATTCAAGATTGGAGAGGTGAACACAATATACAACCTCTTGATGATTATGTTGCGAGAATGTGGATACATAGAAATGCAAGTGGTAGAACATTGTGTAACATACATCATAGATTGAATGAACTAAGACAACATGAAGAATGGTTGTACTCACACAAGCAATATGGTGGACACAGTACACCAGTACCAGTGTTGATACAACAAGATAGAAAGATATTAGAGAAAGCAAGAGATGCCGTACAAACCAAATAAACAAATGATGACAGATGCAAAACGTGCTATAGAGTACAATGACAATGCATCACCATCACAACGTTGGGGCACACAGGTTGGTAAAGTTAGAGCACAACAAATTGCACAAGGCAAGGCGTTATCACCTGATGTTATAGTAAGAATGTACAGTTATCTTAAACGTGCTGAATCAAATTACCTTGCACAAAAAAATAGCGGAAAACTTGGTAAAGGTTATTATGCTTTTTTAGGTTGGGGTGGTCCTTCAGCAATAGCCTGGGCAGAAGATAAGATTCGTAAGATGCAACGGGCAGGAGAATTGAAATGAACAAATTAAAATCAATAATTAAAAATACATGGCATTTTATCAAATGTGAAATACCAGAACTATTGGGTAATTGGAGATTTATACCAAGACTATTAATGGCTATGTACTGTTACGCTTTTTATGCAGTAACAACATGGTTTATGGCAATTGGTGACCCCACAACAGCACAAGCAGGTTTTGTTAGTGTAGTAGTTGGAGCAGGTGCAGGATTTTTTGGCATCTATTGTGGTACTGGTGGTATCAAGCAAGACAAGAAAGAGAAATACTAATGCCATTGAGCCCGGCTCAAAAAGAAATATTTGAAAGAAAATCTCGCTTCGCTTGTGTAAGTGCAGGGCGTAGATTTGGAAAAAGTTTTTTAGCAATATGGGAGATTGCACGTGCGGCAAGACACCCAAACCGAAAGATCTTTTATATTGCACCAACATACAGAATGGTCAAACAGATTATATTTGATACATTGGTAGACAAGTTGGGAGAAGTGCGTTGGATCAAACAAGTAAACATAAGTGATCTAACAATAACACTTGTAAATGGCACAAAGATTTATTTGCGTAGTGCAGATAACCCAGATGCTATGAGAGGTGTTAGTATGGATTTTTTAGTGTTGGATGAATGTGCAATGCTTGAATCAAGAATGTGGACGGAGGTATGTAGGCCAGCCTTAGCGGATAAGTTAGGTGGTGCATTACTTATATCAACTCCAAGAGGTGGTAACTGGTTCAAAGATTTATGGACGCAGGCTCACGCCTTAGAAGACTGGAGTTCCTACCAGTTCACAACAGTTGAAGGTGGCAATGTTACGCCAGATGAAGTAGATGCCGCAAAAGGTGAAATGGATGAGAAAACATTTCAACAAGAATTTGAGGCAAACTTTGTAAACTTTAGTGGACTGGTGTACTATAATTGGAACCCAGAGTACATAAAGAGCAAAGAAGTAGACACAAGAGTTATTAGAGTTGGACTTGATTTCAATGTTACGCCACTTGTTGCTACTATATTTGATTTGAGCAAAGATGGTTGTTTTCATTTTTATGATGAAATACTTATGGAACAATCAAACACTTATGAAATGGCAGAAGAGTTGACAAGAAGATACAAGAACAAAAGAATTATAGGGTACCCTGACGCAAGTGGACAAGCAATGAAAACAAGTTCACGCAACAGTGACCATAATATACTAAGACAAGCAGGTATTGAACTTGCTGTTGATAGAACTAACCCAAGGGTTGATGACAGGATTGCTTCAGTTAATCTTGCAATGCAGGCAGGTAAGTTCACAGTAGATAAGCGATGCAAGAACATCATTAGTTGTTTAAGCAAACAAGTATACAAAGAAAATACACGTGTGCCACAAAAAGGGGTTTACGATCATATCAATGATTCAGTGGGGTACGGAATTTGGAAGTTAGCACCAATTGTAAGACCAAAAGTGGAACAAAGAGTTTCACAACAACGTTTTGGGCTTTATTAAAGTGTATAAATACAGACAGGATAACCCCTTAAAGGAGTAATAATATTATGATGGATTTGGAAAAATTACTGGGCACTCATCCACAATATGACAACCACTCAAGTGAGGCTGACTATCTATACAGAAGTTATGTTGGTGGTGAACAATATCGTGAAGGTAGATTTCTTACACGTTATATTGGTGAAGAGAATGCGCCTGGTGACCAATATGGCAAACGTATTAAAGAAACACCTCTTGACAATCAAGTTGCAACAACAATTGACATCTATAGAAGTATGTTGTTTAGAAACTTACCACAAAGAACTTTGGGTTTGATGCATGAACACCCATTGGTACATGAATGGTTACAAGATACAGATCAAGAAGGACAAAGTTTAAACAGTTTTATGAAAACTGTAAATGACAATGCTATGTGCATGGGTAATCAATGGATATTAATTGACAAGCCAAGTTACAAGGTAGACACACAAGCACAAGAAATTGAATTAGGTATTAGAGCATATGCGGCTATGTACAGTCCAATGAACGTACTCGATTGGTACTATGAACGTAACATTGCTGGCAAAAAAGAATTGAAAATGATCAAAGTTGTTGAAAGCAACAATGATCAAACTATGATTATAACTTGTTGGTACCCAGATTACACACACAAATACACAGTAAGCAAAGACAATTTTGGTAAAGCAGATGCTATTGTAAATGTAGAAGAATATGAAAATCCATTGGGTTATGTACCATTTGTAAATCATAGACCATTACCAAGTCCGACTATGGGCATTGGTTTTAGTTTAGTTGCAGATGTGGCTTCATGTCAAAAATCAATTTACAATTTGTATAGTGAGATGATGCAAAATATCTCCATCAGTTCCCACCCAACATTAGTTAAAACACCAAGCACAGATGCGACAGCAGGTGCAGGTGGTATTGTAACCATGCAAGAAGATATGGATCCACAAATGAAACCATACTTGTTGAGTCCTGGTAATAGTACAGTAAGTGGTATACTATCAAGCATACAAAATCTAAATGATAGTATCAAACGTATGACTCATACACAGGCAGTACAAGCACAAAGTGGACAACCAATGTCAGGCGTTGCTCTAAAAGTAGAACAGAACCTTTTGAACAGTCGTCTTGCAGATATATCAGATACATTAAGAGAAACAGAAAAGAAAATGTGGAAGATATGGGCTGATTGGCAAAACATTGTATTACCAGAAGAGTTTGATATTGAGTACAGTGAATCGTTTGATATGGTTGATGAACACGCAAGGCTTGAGTTCCTAACAAAGGCTCGTGCAAGTGGTGTAAGCAATCCAATGTTTCAAAAAGAAATTGATAGACAATTGATTCATATGGTAGTTGAAGATGATGAA